TACAAAATGAAGACCACAGAGAAAAGCGGCAGCATCATGCCTGATGTCAAGCCACAGCGTCTTAAAAAATAAGCTATAAAGAGTTCAGGGTCTCTCCAAAACCCTAATTTCATTCTATAGAAAAGGAACAGCAATGAACAAGAACGACAAAAACAAAACCTCAGTATGGGACCTGGATGCCCAATCACCTGTAGCCACAGACACAGCACCAGCCACAGAAGAACTGCCCAAGATTATCAAACGACCACAAGCGTCTAAACCGCAAGTGGATCCTGATCTCTTACGCTACGATACGGAAGGCCTAATGACAGACTTTCCCACAGCCACAGAACTGCAACGCTTTGTGTATGATCAAACAGGCTATGTGCTGAGTCTAAAAGGCCGTAGCAACAAGTTCAAATACCAAGTGGCCATGGATGTGCTCAACGGTGGCAAACCACCTGCTGAAGTGATTGGCACTGAGAATCCTTATCTAGACAAAGTGGAACTGATTCCAGAAGAACCGTTCAAGTCTGACTTCCCAAGAGATCCTGAAATTGATCTAGCAGGTCCTGAAGTCACCCGCTTTGGCACCAGTGTGTTTCCGCATCCAGATCCTGAATGGCGTGCAAGAGATCAGAAGTGTCAGGTTGTGTTTCGCAAATACATGAACGGCACTATCACATACGAAGTGTTGGGTCCAGTGGCCAAGCGAGCAGTGGGCACCAAGATCAACAAGTTTGGTCAAAAGCAGCCTGAAAAGTATGTGTGGATTGATCCTAGAACAGGCGAACAGATTATCAGAAATGCCGCTGGCAAACTGACACCGCTAGGCACACGACTGCAGGCATTCATGAAAAAGCAACGGGTCAATAAAAGCAATCACTGGGACACCTGGATTGACAGAGACTTTGTGGCCAGCGACAACGCCATTGTTGATAACCCGTGGGCTGTGTAATGACTGAACAGCAAACCCTAGCTGCTAGACAAACTGCTGAAATCAAAATCATGCAAAAGGTAAATGCAGCACACAGAGAAAGCTTTGCCATCAAGTTTCCAGGGCAGTTGGAACACATACTAAGACTCACAGCAGAACGCTTGCAGGCAGGCTTGGACAAGCGTGATGGTGTGGATGTGATGCGTCCTGAAACCTGGCGTCTAAACACACAAGAGATTGCAGACCTGGCTGAAGCCATGTATTATATCACACTAATACAAGACAACCTAAGAGAGCACACGAATGCAATATCAGATACTACAGGGCGATAACCGCGACACCCTACGCACTCTAGCAGACAATTCAATAGATGCCATAGTGACAGATCCACCTTACGGCATTGACTTCTTGGGCAAGGCCTGGGACGCCAATGTGGGTGTATTAGAAACTTATAAGGAATGCTTGCGTGTGCTCAAGCCTGGTGGTCATATCCTGGCCTTCAGTGCTGCCAGAACCTATCACCATCTTGCTGTCACGCTGGAACAGGCTGGCTTTGAGATCCGTGATCAGATCATGTGGATCTACAGTTCAGGCTTTCCCAAAAGTCAGGATGTGGGTCGCAGCATACAACGATCAATTGGCGTTGAAGCCTACGAAGAAATAATTGACACTACCAAGAATGCTGGCTTTGGCATGACTGATCACGCTCGTGTGCGGGCTGGCGTTGAATGGAGCACACAGGCCAAACAGGTAGGCAAAGTTAAGGTCACTGATCCTGCTGCCAAGTCTTGGGAAGGTTGGGGCACAGCTCTCAAACCCGCACACGAACCAATTGCGTTAGCCCGCAAGCCTATGAAAGGCAGCATAGCCCGCAACTGTCAGCAGTGGGGTGTAGGTGCCTTAAACATTGATGCTACTAGAATTCCCTATGTTGATGATAAGGACATTAAGTCAGCACAGTTTGGTCGCCCAAGCACAGATAATCACTCTTACATCAATACTGAAGCACAGCAGACAAGAGATAACTTAGATGTAGTTCAGGCTAATGATAAAGGGCGTTTTCCCAGCAATGTCATAGGTGAAATCCCAGACTATCAAAAGTATTTCTACTGCCCCAAGGTCAGCCGTGCAGAAAGACATGTTGGGTATGTAGATTTAGTCAAGAGAGGTGTTGTCACTGAAACAGATAAGTTAGAACAAATGGGTGGTTATTTTCTTGACGAAAATAACGAAAAAACAAATAAAAGTAGTAAGAATATTTGGTTGCCACAAACAGGTGCGATATATGCTCATGGATTAAATGATGAATATCAAAAATGGTGCAAAGCTAATGGTAAAACTCCTAATGTAGGCAACAATCATCCCACAGTCAAACCTGTAGAACTAATGAAGTATCTGATCAAGCTGATTACTCCGCCTGGCGGCACGGTGCTGGATCCATTTAATGGTTCTGGCTCAACAGGCTGTGCTGCTGTAGAACTGGGTCACCCTTACATTGGTTGCGAACTTGATGACAAGTATGTGACTATTGCCAAGACAAGAATTGAAGCCTGGCACAAACAGACACACGCAAATACCTATGCGGAGTTGTTTGAGCTGTGTTAGATAGCGGCGTGCTAACTAGGCGTGCTCTACGCCATGTGTGTGATCAACATGGCCTAGCCGCCAACAATCTTGTGCATCTACCCAAGGCCACCATGGACAGCCTGCAGGACTTGGTGTTTGCTGTCACGGAAGACATGCGATACAATCAACTCAAATACTTTAGACCGTTTGATTATCAACGCAGATTCTTTGGCACTGGCGACTCAGAGCGTAGAGGTATCATTGCTGCCAACCGTATTGGTAAAACAGTGAGCACCTGTTATGAAACTGCCATGCACCTTACAGGGCGTTATCCTGCGTGGTGGAACGGCACTAGAACCACGAAACCAATCACGGCCATGGTAGCAGGTGAAGGTTGGAGTCAGGTGGCCATGGTTCTACAAAATGAACTGTTAGGCACACAGGATATCAAGATACTAGACAGCATAGGCACAGGTGCCATTCCCAGAGAATGCATTGTGTTTGATACCATGCGTAATGATGGTGCCAACTGCCTGGGTGTAGAGATTAGACACACTTCAGGCGAAAACAGTTATCTGGTGTTTGCCAATTACACACAAGAAGTGCGTCAGATGCAGGGTTTTAAACTTAACCTGGCAGTATTTGACGAACAACCACCAGACGATTTCTTTAGTGAGATTGTGACACGAACAGCCACAACACAAGGACAAGTGCTATGTTCATTTACACCATTGAAAGGCTTGAACGGCCTAGTAAGCAAGTTTTGGCATCAGGAGGAAGGCTATGAACATATTAGAGTATCTTGGGATGATGTTCCAGAATACGATCCTTGGGGAGAGCCTTTTCTTCTTGTTGAAACTCGTAGGCAGCTTGAGCGTGATTATCTTCCTCACGAGCGTGACGCTCGTCGTAATGGCATTCCCGTTATGGGTAAAGGAGCAGTATTCCAAATCCGTAATTGGCCCACTTACAAGAGCGGCGATTACAGTTTCAATTCTAGTCGTGGTCTATCTAGGGTTATTAGCTTGGACTTGGGGCTTGTCAATGACAAAACTGTTATTAGCCTAATCTACTGGGATCCTGAAGAACAGGCTGCTTGGTTGCACAGTCAGATTGTGGTCAAGGGCACAGAAGAAGCCAACCCTGTCAATTACATCAATCATTTAATGCGACCTGAAGTGTTTGGCACACCCATTGTGCTGCCGCCAGACGCAGTCACACCAGGACGCTACACCATGAACAGTCTCAGCATTAGACAACTGTTTGAACAGTATGAACTCAATGTCATACCAGAACCCATAATGAATCCCGCAGACGAACAGGGCCGTAGAACCAATCACAAAAGCTTTGGTATCAATGTCATGCGTCAAATGCTGGAGTTTGGATCGTTTCAAGTCAATGAAAACTGTGTGGAGTTCCTGCGTGAAGCACAAAACTACTATGTTGATAACCTAGGCAGATTCAGCGACCCAGACGACTGTATAGATAGTGCCAGATACGGCCTACTGGCCTGCCTGCAAGGCCTAGCAGAACCCTGGGATGGTCGCAGTCCTAGAGCCAAGTTTGAAACTGCAAAACAACAGGTCAGACATCATCAGGCTGTGCTCAACAACACAGGCGAACGGCCAGCCTGGAAACGCCCGTGGAGCGTGGATGGCACCACCGTATAAATAAACAATACAACAGGAACAAACAACATGCTTGACTTGAAAAATGTAGTAGTAGAAAACCTAAACGGTCATACAGCCACCATGCAGCGTTTCATCAAAATGAAAAGCATCTTGGATCAAAAGTGTGCTGCCAACTTACGCTTGCTGGCAACAAAAAACAATATCAACAGAACCGCTGACTATCACTATCTTGTGCTGGCAGTTAATGAATCTACTGCTCCTGTGTCAGGCATTGATTACATTCACCCTGTCGTGAAACCTGTTGTGGATTATGCCACAGCAGTTATTTCAAAAGGCCTCCTGCCCAACGGCGAAATCAACTTTGAATTTGTGCCAGACAACGAAGGCGATGCCACCGCTGCTAGACAAGCCACCAACATGGTGCATAAGCTGCTGAATCAAAACAACGACCCACACTTTATCCTGCAACACTGGATCATGGATGCAGCCTTGCACAAGAACGGTCAGATGTTGGTTGCTCCACACAGAGAACAGATTGTGCGTTATGTGACCACATCAGGCACCAAAGATCAACTGGCAGCATTTGAACAACAGGCTAGAGAAAGTGGCCTAACAGTATTGAGACAAAGTCGTAGAAAGACCAGTGTTGATATGACACAGGTTGAATTAGAAAGTTCAGGCATTCGCGAATCAGGCATGACCCAGGGCTTTCAAGCTGCCATGGACGAAATGATGAACAAGGCCAGAAGCCTTGCTGACACTCCCAGTGAAGGTGCCATACCAGAGATGGATGATGCAGATCCTGACAGCTTCTTGCAAGTGGGCGTTGAGGCAGGCATGGACGACATGGCCACACAGGTGCAAGACTCAATTGCCAGAAACACCATCTACGAAGCCAAATACAAACTCACAGGCTACAATCTAAACATCAAGTTCCGTCCTATTGCACAACACTACTGGATGTGCGACCCTACAGTCATTGACATACAAGAACAACCATTCTGCGGCTACTACAAGCCCATGAGCATACAAGAAGTCACAGAACTGTATCCTGACATCAACCTAGAAGAATTTGAAAGATGGGCACAATACAGCAATGTGGGTTCATATCAAGCAGGTTCCCTATTGAACAACCTAGCATTACATGCCAGAGACTCAGTGCCTATCAATGGCCTACCCAGCATGGGCTATGCCAGCCAAGAAAGTGCTGCCAGACAGGTCACTGTGCTCACTGTGTGGAACAGATATGACATTGACGGTGACGGCGAACTAGAATTGGTTGAATTGATATATTCAGGTCAGTATGTGATCAGTGCCAGAGAAGTA